TCCGAAACTTTATCTCCAAAAAGAAATAATTGTTTTGTCTCGTATTCTTTGAATGGTAATTCTAGCTGTCTCATTTTTCTATTTTTTTAAAGTGAATGATTTTGAAGTCGGTGTCTATCCACCTGTGGTTTATGTTTTCCACAATACGTCTCATATTGAATGAACCCCAGAGCACTATAATTGCTCTATCCTGCATAACACGGTGTCGTGCTACGTTATAGTTTGTTGATATTGCAATAGATGAAATAGAAGTTTTTGGAACAGCTATGAAAACATAGCCGTCAAACAATACCCCTAGTTGGCTTGCTATTTGTGTTGCTGACATATTGCCAAAGAGATTGTGCCAGGCTGTGTGTTGTTCTTGTGGAACGTGAGAGATGTTGTCTTGGAAATTCGTGCCCCCAAGCGAGCGAGGTTTTCTATGATGTTTTGTATTTTCCATTTTGAAAGAGTTTTGTTTAACTCAGTATATCATATTCCTGACGTCGGGAAAATGATATGGGGATAATCCAAAAAAGCCCCTAGTCAGAAGGGCTTTATGGATCTCTATAAGAGAAGTGATAGGTACTCGGATACCTAGCAAAAATATTTTAACATATATATAAAAAATATAATAGATTTCTTTTTCCAAAAAAGCCCAAGAGAAGGGCTTATGGTTCGTCGATATAATACACTATAGCAATGAAAATACTAGCTTAATTATGTTTTTTATGATGTGAATGACTTGTTCCATAGCTAGTAGTGTCCGTTAGAGATATGAAATGCGAGAGCCTTACTAGGTGTTCCATATCGTTGCTCAATATACTTTATCGTACATCTGATTTGCTCGTTCTTGTCTTCTGTTTTTACACAACCTACATCGTCCCACGTCCCATTGAGAAATTGACCAAGCCCGAAAGCAGTTGAGTGTGGGTTCTGTGCCTTATAGTTCCACGAGCTTTCCTTTTGGATAAGGGTATCAAAACTATTCCACTCGTGAACGCCCCATTGTTCGGTGACAAGGTGTTTTGCATAAAGTTTGATAGTCGGTAAGGGCTTTTCAAAATCATTCTCTATTGCAGGTTCTAGCGTTGAAATCTTTTCCTCTACAGGTATCTCTTGTGAGACAGCTGTACCGCTAAAAAATATGAGGAGGGTTGTCGTTGCTACAAGTATGGCGAGCAGTCCTCTTTTGTGTTTTGTTTTCATATTGGTTCCCTGTTCTCTCTGGGAAGTACGCTGTGTGTTTACAATTGTCGGATAAATGATGATTGTAAACAACGGTAGGTATGATTGTAAACTATTTCTGTATCTGCTTGCGAGCAGTATGTAGAGTATAGGGTCGATACTATACGCTACACACCACCAACAAGTGGTGGGTGTATACCTGAAAGGAAACACGAAATCGATTTTCGTTTTTTATACGCCCTATCTCTATAAAGCTCTAGGCTCTTTATAAAGAATTGTGTATGCCCCACGAACGGCACCGTGTACGACAACAGTACAATGTCTTACTTCGTGATTTGATTTATGCTCGGCTGTTATACGCGCGGACTACAAGGGATTTCACCTTGCGTCGGAGTGAAGGCTAATGCCTTATATTCTCCCTAGCCTTGCACCTCACCGCCATAGTAGTGTGTGCTAGCAGGTTTATTTGTGCTGTACCCTAGCCATAAGGCGTGGGCGAAAAACAGTAGAAATATTCCTTCCTCAAAGAATATTTAGACTTTCCTCATCTTGCGACGAGGGTACAACACACGACCCTCTCCGAGAAGAGTGCGTCGTCGTGAATTGTATTACTCCTTTGGTTTGAAATTTTAGTATTAACCACTCTATATAGTTAAACTAATAATACCCGCTAGGGTAATTTGATTATAACATTTTTTGCAACTGTAAACATAAGTTTTCCCCAGAAGAAAAACGATCCGAAGATCGTCTTTCAATGTATCGAATATTCCAGATATAATTTGTATTTTAATCCAACGAGCTTGTATTGAAAAATGTTGTTCTCGTCTCGACTAAAATTGATTAAAACATTATAACCAGAATACCGATCATATATATTATACTATAATTTTTATGCAATACAATTATTACAAAACTTTAATAAGAATAGTGATAATAAGTGCAACAAATACGATTCCAAAAAAGCTGACAATTTTGTTAAGGAGAGGGCTTTCCACTTTGTCGCTGATAGGTGCTTCATCTACTACGATGCGTGCAATAAGATCATCACGTCGATCTGATTTTTTGAAAGCAATCTTTTTCTTTTTCAAAATAGATTGTAGTTCTGCTTTTGTAATTTGTGTATAGTCTTTATTCATAGTTTAAAAGATCTTTTATTTCTGCAGGTACTTCGATAGTATCTGCTTTGCTAATAACTTCTTCTCTCGGAGAGCTTGCTACTTGATGTAACCCGACCGCCGATGCACCTAGTATAGCACCTTGAATAAGTCCCATCAAAGTCAGAATCCAATCAAAGCCATAGAGAGCTGTCATAATGTATACCCCTAGAATCATTCCGAGAATGATAGCAATGAATGGAGTGTAAATATCAACGTGCTTTTTGAATACAGGCTTCAATACAGATACCATAAGATATACGAATGCTACCACTCCTGTAGTGGCAATAACATTCAAGAATACTTCAAGATTTTGTTGTAGAGTTTCTATCATAGAATTATGCAGTTAGGCTATTAACGTAAGTTTTTAATGTGTTAAAGTTTGTTTTTAGTTTTTTATTTTCAGCCTGCAGACTTGCGATTGTAGCAAGATGTTCGGTGCAATCTTGTGGTTCTGTAAGTGACGGTACTCCTGGTGGTCGTCGGAATTCGAGTAGACGTTCTGTGTCGTATTCAGAAATACCTACCTTGTTGCTTTGATTTCCACCTAGACACATAATATCTCCATCTGGCGAGTATGAATCAAAGAATGCAACGTGTCCTTGCCAACTATCCTTACTTCCACGCCAGAAGACTACAATGTCTCCTTTTTGTGGAGTTGTTACAGGTGTACCGTAGGTAAGATATGAACGAGCATTGAGCTTTCGTGTTGATGGTAGACCTGCAGTTTCAAGTACCCAACCAACGAACGCTGCACACCAAGCTGTTTCGTCATCTTTTACCCAAGAGTGACCTACCTTTGCAAAGTATTCGAGTACTCGTGGGGTATGTTTTGAACCTACAATCTCTCTTACTCCGATTTCTTTTTGTGCGATTTCGTAATGTTTCATATAAAAATTATCTAAATATTTCTTTACTAATAGATTGACCTGCACGATTTCTAAGCCTATTTATTTCATTAGGCCCAATAGCATTTTTCATATTGATAATAGCTTGTTTTAATTTTGTTTTTGCGCGCAATGGTAATCTAAGCGCATTGATTGCTTCTCCTATAAATCTTGGAGAAAGTGTCAATAACGAAATAAGGAATACCGGCGAGATTGCTCCTGCAGCAGATGCTCCAACAACAGATCCACCCAAAAATATTGGGGCTAGAGATCCAACGATACCTCGTGAAATTGTTTCTGATAATTGTTGCCCTGCAATATTTGAAAGCAATGATCCTCCAGTTAAATCATCAAGTTCAACTACAATACGTTGTCTTATTTCATTATTATCCCTTAGCGCACCAACAATTTTTTTGAATGAAGTTTCTCTAGTTGCTTTATCTGACAATGAGAGCATTTTTTCAATATCATTTATAAATCGTGTTGATTCACTATATGTATTTTTTAATGAATCATAGCCTTGAACTTGCTTTCCAAGTTGTGAACGTATTTCTTTTCGCATTGATTCGATAAAGGCACTAGCTTTACTTGGTCGTCCTTTTACAAGAGTTTGATTGTATGCTGTTTCTAAAAATGACAACATATCATCTACGTTATTCGCATCTCGTAGGTTCGGGTTATTTCCAAATTCTATCATTTCATCTACAACACTTTGCATAACATCTCTTTGTGTTTTTTCTGCAATACGAGATCCTTTCCAAATAATCTCTCCATCTCTATTTATGTTAAGATTAAAATCTTTTAGTGAACTTTTAAATTTACTTTTAATAGGATTAATATCAATTTCTTTATTAAAATCAATTTTTTCAAAAGCTTCTTTGTATGCTCTACTTCTTTCTGCTTTTATTTCTCCAAGTGCATTTTTTGCTTTATCTACAATGTCATCTGCTGATACTTTACCTCGCAAAGCATCGACAAACGCTTCTTTTTTCCCACCACCTCGAGTAACAATATCAACCGCCTGTCTAATAACATCATCTCCAACACCAGTAGTTTTTCCAAGTATTCCTTCTGTTACTGAAGCAAAACCAGATCCTACTTTAGAAGCAGCACGCCCTGGAGCGCCTGAACCTAAAACAGAACTAAGTGCTGCAGTAAAAGCTGCTGTCTTTGTTGCATCTCCTATATTATTATCTGTATTTTGTAATCCAACACCAAATCCACCAACCGCTCCTTCTACACCAGAACGTAATGCTTGAGATCCTAATGCTTTAGAAACACCAGAAACAGATTTTTTAGCTGCTTGTTGTCCTATATTTTTCGCACCACCTGCTCCAAATATTGAACCTATTGTTCCCGCTCCAAATTCAAGTGCTTCTCCTGCTACTTGTCTTGTTGTTTTTTTAAGAATAGGATTTACATCTGACGAATCAATTGTACTCAAGTCCATTTCATTAAGTGCTTTTCGCAAGTTTGTAGTATCTCTACCTTGAGCTTCTTTTTGTTTAATATCTGCAACAAGTCTATTTTTTGCATCAATAAGATTTTCGTTTGCTTCCGCTACAGTTTTTGATGTTTTCTTTTGCGTAAGAAGTCCACCAATAGTTTCCCCAAATCCACGAGAGCCTGCAACATCGGCCGCTGTATTAAGTGTTTTTTGTAATACGTTAGCATCTTTACCACTTTTTAATAAAGTTTTACCAGATAATGCTTTTTGTTCTGTAGGCTTTTGTACTTGTGTTTGCAAAATGCCTTTTGATTTTAAATATTCATCAAGGCTTCTACCTCCTGATGAGGTAGTCGTATTAACAGGGATGTTGCTCCCATTTTTTTGATTAATATATTGTTCGAGTGGAATAGGCATATTAAGCTTGTCTAAATCTATTAATATATTCTTGTACAGATGTGCCTGTTACATCAGCAGCGTTTCCTGCTCGTGCTAGTGGTCTTCCTGTAAACCATACACTTGCTGCGTCATCCCAGTTTCCATATTTCTGATAGTTTTTTGCGAATTGATGAGCTACTATCTGATCTTGTATTTGCGGGTTTTGTAGGAATTGCTGTGGGGTTACTTGGTAGCCTAATGCTTCACGAGACCATTGTGGAAGATTCCCGGACATTACTTGATATGCTCCTAGCGCTCGCTCTCCTGCATACTGTCCTGATGTTACTACAGGCCCACGAGCTTGGTAATTTCCACTGCTCTCAACTGCCTTTATCTTTCGCATTGCCGTACCTAGGTCTTGAGGTACGGCTTGATTAAAATTTATAAGTGATTGACGTTCATCTAGCATTTCTTTTCTTTTTTCTGCTTGAGCTTCTTCAAGTGTATAAACTAGATTATCAGGGCCAATGAAAGCTTCTTGATCAATAAGACCGTCAATAATTAATGGCTCAAAACTTTGAGGAATTTGTGAAGCAACTTTATAAAGTTTTGAAAGCTCTGATCGCATATCTTCTTCACTAAGTCCTTTTTGCAATCTTGTTGCTGCATTTTCCAAGATTTTAATGTCTGTTTCAGAAAGAACACCAGACATCTTATCTGTTTCTCCAAGAGTTTTAATGTTTTTTAATTGATCCAAAACGGTAATCAAAGAACCTTTTACACTTGATTTTGCAGCAGGTGCAAGCCCACTTAATCCAGTAATTTTCTTTAAATCAGGCGAGTTAAATAGTTGTAATGCTAATACTTTAATATTTTCTGCTTCTGGAGACTTTACTGTTATACCATTAGCTGTTAATTCAGAAACAACTTTACTACGATCACTTGGTGTTAAATCTTTTAATGATGTTCTTCCTTGCGCTACCCCAATAGATAAATCAGATAATGGTACGGTTACATCTCCTTCTAAACCAGAACTAAATCCTGCTTCTCTTAATGCGAGCTGATTATCAAAATCTTGCTGTGTTTGTTCTGCTTCTGCTTCTTGCCGAGCCTGCAATAATTCAAGTCTTTGCTGTAGTGGAGTAAGGTCATTAAGTGCGGCCGCGCGCAATCCTCCTTCAAGAGCCGATGCTGCACCTGCTGTCATACCACGCAATCCTCCTTCGTTGTATAGATTCTGAATTTTTGTTTGGTAATCTCTTTCTAAACGATCAATTTGTTCTTGAATAGAAAGCGTACTATCAAAACTAGGAGCTTCTGCAGGAATACGCTGTGGCGATCCAATTGCAGGTTCTCCAATAAGCCCTACAGGTATTTGAGAAGTAGGTGTTGTTGGTTCAAGTGCAGACAATGGAATACCACGTTGTCCTACCGTATCTGTAAAAATAGCATCTGTATTTGTACCTGCGCTTGCAATTTGATTCGATGGAATGTTTTGTGTAGAAAAACTATCAGTTCCCATTTCTTCTGGTGCGATAGCTGTTACAGGAATACGACCCATATTAGGCCCGAAAGCTTTAGAGTTATCGTTAGGGTTAGATGTTAGATTCATTCTAGGCGCTACAGTTTGTGATTGTCGATTTACTCCTAGAGTATTTCCCTGTAATAGCGGGCTTGTTCCTTGAGTTAGGGTACTTGTACCACTTGTTAGGTTTTCTGGGCGTGTAGGGCCTTGTGTGGCCTGTGGCGATACAGGAATACGAGTGCTGTTACCTTGAAAACGCTGATATTGTTCTTCATTGCGAAAAGGCACGTTTGTTCCAGGAAGTGTTGGCGATGTATTGCCAAGCGCGCGACCTTGGGTAAGAGGGCTTGTGCCTTGCATCATAGAAGGAATACGACCAGATTGAACCTGTCCGTTTCCGATTTTATTTATTGTTGATTTGTTTTTTTTGAAAAGTTCCATATTAGTTGTTGATTTGAATTATTTGAATGGTAATACATATTGATTCAATACTTCCTAGATCAGCAGGGTCTCCGATAAAGTTTATTCCTATTCTATCTTTTCTCCTAAATGAATATGTTGATGTATCTTGTGCCGGAGTGTAGATATTCATTCTGTTTTGGTCTGTGTCGTTATAAGTAGTAGGAGAACTATTTTGAATTGGAAGTATGTTTACAGGAGATGTTGGTGTGATAACTGAAACAAGTCCTAAATCGTCAGGTTGATGATTAAATTCAATCAAAGTTCCTGTTGTTGCGGATTGTCCGGGGGTTAATTTTTCAATTTGTACTCCCAATCCTGTTGCATCTGGTACTCCCTCCCAAGACATACCTATTTCTGTGATAGAAAAGCCGTAGTGCGCGTTATATACGTTTCCAGTTCCTATAACATAATAGCTAAATGCTGATCCTGGATCGTTTGGAATAATGTCAGTTATCTTATCTATTTTAAAGTGCAATACATCTGTTTTACCTTTCAAAAACCTAGAATCAAAATTAGTAGTAAATTGCTCTTGGAATTGTTTTTGTGATGACATTATAGCATTTTCATTGTCCTTCGGCAAAGCATCTCCTTTTATAATTTGTTCTTTATTATCTTTTTTCATATTACGAAAGTGTATTAATTCTAGGCAATACGTTATGCGACACATAAATCTCCGACAATTGTACCAGTCCTTCAAATTCACAACGCACTTGTAGATATTGATAGTTTTTTAAATCAATATTTGTATTTTGAATAGTAAACTCTGCATAGTTTGTTGTAGATGCATCGTGTACTCCTAGTAGTTGCCAAGTGGTATCAATATCTGTGCGAGCATAAACATAAAGATTTTGATCTGATGGTGTAAATGATTCTCCTGTCGTTGGAATTGTAGCCGTCGCAATAGAAACCCATTCTTTTCGTGAGTTTTTATCGCCTGCAAAAAATTGACGTGATTCTATAAAAGCATTGTCTTTATCCAAATCATAGTCTGCGCTGTTTTCTGTTCGTGTGATTAAACCAGATTCTGTATGTACTACGGTAAAAGTATCTCCTTCAATTTCAATAGAAAGAATATCTGATTCTGTTCCTGCATCAGTCGCGCTTCGATCAATAGTCAAATAGTAGCTATTGTATTTATTCAATCCAAAGCGATAGATACCTACTTCATCATCAAATACTCCTCCAAAAAATAGAGTGTTGTTTTTTACATCAACTGCAGCATCTCGGAAACGTATATCTCCTGTAATGTTTCTTTTAATAAGTGACTTTTGTTGATTGAATTCTCCACCTTGAAAAGTATAAGTAATAAGCAATCCATCTACGTCTTTTTGAGTACAGAGGGCAATAAGACCACTTCCTGTATTTCTTATAGCATTAAGTTTACCCTCGGGAATTTCTTTTACCAAGACTGCAAGAGGAGAATTAAGGTCAAAAAAATATGCTTTATCTGTACCTCCTGATTTTGATGTTGCCCCTACAACGAGATATGATTCATAGTACGTCATAGAAACCACTTCATAGCTATCTGGCACTTGGTGGCGTAGTGATGGCCTATCATACCCTCCATCATTTATAAGTGGATCGTAGTTTTTATCTATACCATAAATTTCATTACCAAGAGCAAAGTAAGCCTGATTTGTTAATGGGTGAGAATATCCAGGCCCGGGAAGATCAGGCGATCCTAATCCAAGTACACTTCCTGAAATAATTGTTGACCAACCTGCTTCATATGTTCCTGAATTAATTTCAAACCTATCAATGTCTATAATTATAGATGTTCCTGATATTGGATCAGGTCGAGCATTATTCCACCAATATACAAAACTTGATTGATTATCTGCGTGCTCAAATAACATTGGAACTTCATCTACTCCCTCTGCAGCCCCAAATCCAAGAGGGGATGCTGTCGCTTGAGCTAAAAACCAACCTGTACCATTATTATAATATAATCTTATATTAAATGAACTATCACTATCTGTAAGTGCATACTCAAATCCATTAGATACTCTAATAGTACGAGCAATCCTTTCCTGGTCTGAACTATAATTATCAACATCTCTATATGTTCGTACACGTCCTGTCTGATAGTAAATATCGACATTTTTAGATGCTGTAAATTCGTCTACTTCTGCACGATACGAATCAATAGCGCGACCTCCTGTAAAATTATTTTGTATTTCGGTTACTCTTCCCATATTAAAAAGTGATAGGTTGAATATTATTGTAAAGATTGCGACCAATTATAGGGTCATCATCTATTCCGATAGATGTAGTTTTTTGCCCATACTCATCTTTCATTCGTGCTTGAAGTTCTTTTGCTCGATTTTCCCATTTTTGTGATTCAATCATTGAACCGTCTACTCCTGCAAAGTAATCAGAAAGAGCAATGTAAAGGGTAAGATACTCATATCCTTCTGGGAATATATCCACTTGTCCTATTACATATGAAGCGCCTGATTTATCTTCCCCTACATAATCCTGATCGATAGTAAGCGCGTTTGCACCTGCTACAGTAACAACTTCATACCATTGCCCATCTGGAGTGTTTATATATTGGCCTACAAGGTCAGTATTCCACGATGTACCTGTACCTGTAATAACATTAGAGCCGTTCTCTACTTCTATTGTACCAGTAGTAGTATCTTCTTTTGTAAGATCAACAATTCTCTTTTTGTAGTTGATTCTTATTTCTTGCCCTGATGTATCGGGTGTTGAAATTAAATAAAAGTATTTGTTTTCAATATAGAAAAAGTTAGGAATACCCTCAAGATTATTATTTAAATAGTATTGATATGTTTCCCAAGAATCAATTTCATCAAGTGAATTAAACATCTCATCATACTTATATGACATACCACGAACTTTTTGAACATCTGCACGCAAGATATATTTATCTACAGAAGCTGTAGTTTCTTGAATATATGTTTTTTCAAGAAAAGGCCAGTCATATGACGATGCCATTTGTTTACGCAATTGATTCATTGTATCTTGCCCAAATTCGCGGTTTACTGCGCTTTGGTTTCGAGAAAGTCTTATGAATTTGTCTAAAAGTTGTGTGTTTGTGATCATAAACTATTTTTTATCTTCTGAAACTACTATTCCTTGTATCTCTTCTTTAATAATTGCTACTACTTGTTGTTCTGTCGGGCGGTTATTTACTACGCGAGCAAGGTTTGGTGCGAAGAACATAAGACTTGCTGTAAGTGCTCCTGCTCCCCACTTTACAAAAGTAATCCAAGATTCACTAGCAGATAACCTTTTCTCAAAGTCTTTAGCCATTTCTTCGTGTACCTTGTTGTGGTTTAAAATCATTTCCTCAATTCGCATAACCGCTAAAGAGATATGACGTATGTCACTTTGCATTGCACCAATTTCTTTTTCTTGTTTTACGTTGAGGTCTGACATACGCGTTTTATGCTAGGGTACTTACATACTCCTCCCAATACTTGTCCTGAATCTTCTCTACTTCTTCCAATGGAATATCAATCACTTCTGCAATCTTTTCTGCACTACGCCCAACTCTAATTTTTGCACCAACAATAAGTTCATTGATGCTTGTTTTTTTATTTAGTTGTGAGTTTTGAATGTTATTCATATAGATTATAATTCTACTACTGGTGTAATTTGCGTCCACGTGTCATCTCTAAGTCGTAGTGTAAGGATTGTTTCTGATGTTGTTGGGAGGTCTACTCCACCTGCAAGACGAATCTTTGTGAACCCTGATGGTGGAGTACTTGATGCAAGGTTTTTTACTGTGTTGCCTGATGGTATATACAGGGTAATCATTGTACCATCTTGTATGTTTTCATTCTGAATAAAGTTGAGGGTTACTCCAGTACCTGTAAGGTTAAAAGCATTACCGTCTTGTATATCAATTTTTGAACCTAGTGTAATATCTGCACCTTGTTTTTCTTGAATAGTATCGCTCATCACAAGACCCTCTGTTTCAGTTAGTCTCATTCTTTCGGTGTCAAACAATTTGAAGTATGTACCATCCTGGTCAATAAGAATACTATTAGAACCAAAGATGTCATCTTGTACTTTCATTTCTGCTTGTAGTCCTGTACCCCTTGCTTCAAATGAAGCCCTGTTGTTAATACCAAGACCACCATCTTCGTATGTTGAACGTATGTATGTTTCACCAGAGCGTGCAGATAAAGAACCTGTTTCGATTACATTACCATCATCATAGTCAAATCCTAATTCTGCTCGGTCTTTACGTACTCGAACACGATTTTGTGTAAAGTCTAATTCGCTAACGTGTACGAAACCAGCTTCTCTAATTTCAATACCTTGATAAGCCGTTGTCTCAGAGCCTAAGTCATCAAAACCAGTAACTACTGATTGTACAGCTGGAGAAAAGTCACCAGCATCATCTACTAAATACATTGCAGTAGTAGCCTGCTCTTGTGATGTGCCAGAAAGGTCTACAAATCCCATATGGTGTGCATTTCGCACCCCAGGGTCTAAGTCTACTACTGCATTTAAATAGTTAAAAGGTAATCCATTGAGGGTGTGGCTTCCAGAAAAACCATATGATGGAAACCCTATACCAACAAGGTCATCACTTGCTCCCATAGACATTGTGTCACCAGTAGAAAATCCAGGAGCTTGACCTTGGAATACGATTGACTTGCCGTCGATGTCTACTGTTCGGTTTGCTGTAAGTGTACCGTCAGCGTTGTAGATGTTTACGCCTGCTCCATCAATAGCTTTTACAAGCATTGCGCCTGTATCAGGATCAATAAGTACATTGCGAATTTCTTGCGCTGAATCATTTGTTACACCTAACATTGTAACTACTCTGTTTTCATCTCTTTGTGCGTTTTCGTTTGCCATATAAATTAAATTAATTTGATTAATACTGCGCTTGTATCAGGATCGACCCTTAACATTATTGTATCTTCTGATGTGCTTTCTTTTGCTAATTGTACTGCTATTCGGTTGTCATCTCGTTTTGCGTTTTCCATATGATTATAGGTTTTGTTAGGCTATTGAATATAAATTACTCTTGCTGGGTCAGTCGTTCCGTTGTCAGTAATGTAAAAGAACACATCGTCAATCGAGAATATATACATTGGGTCTGATGATGCCAACACCTCTTTTACGACGGTATTTGTATCGTCAATAATGGCTAGGTTTGCATTAACTCCATTGTAAATAATTCCAAACCAGCCATCTTTTCCAAGTGCAACTTTGTCTAGTGATGTAACAGTCAATCCACCAAAAGAAACCGTACTGTCAAATGTCATCGTGGTTCCAGAGATTGTGTACTTCTCTGCAAGAGCAGCACTCTCATCCCAAAGAATAGCAACATTATCTCTAACTGTAATACCGTTAATATTTGCTAGTGTAATAGTTCCTCCTGATTTCGTAATCTCTACACCAGAGTTTACGGTGTAGTTTGTAACATCAATACGGTAAATCTTATCTACCGAATCAAAGTTCCCAACCATATAGCTATATATACCGTCTACTGCATACCCTACTATACTCACATTAGTTGCAGATGTAGGTGGAATATTTTCACACAAAATATTTCCAGTTCTAAATTGCCCATTTCTAAAAGTAAGTCGTCCTTCTCCTGCTGTTGAAAATTCAGAGAACATAGCAGAAGATATGTTTGTTAGCTTATTGTATGTGTCTCCAGCTGCCAACACTTGAGCAGTCTCATCAGTATTGTCCCAGTCCAATATAACACTTGCGTGTGATTTGAAAGTACCATAGATAATATTGTTATTAAATCCAGTAGACGCATCTTCCCATTTAACACCGTTAGTTTCGCTAGAATCAGCAGCAAGAACTTGTCCATCTGTTCCAACAGGTAATAGATTCCAGTTTGTACCGTCATTCACAAGAATATCTCCCTTGTCAGCATCAACCTGGTCAAGGAAATTAAATACATCATCTTCGTCTACATTATCAATAAACTCATCAATAAATGTATTCCAGTTAGTAGAAGTCCAGTTAGCTACAATCTCATCAATAAAATCAGTCCAGTTTATTTCTGAATAGAAAGATGTAAAGAAGTCTGTCCAAGAGTTTAAAGTCCAGTCAATATCCGCAAAAAAGTTTGCCCAGTTTACAGTAGACCAGTCGATAGTAGAACCGTCGGGAGTAATTGTTATATCAGAAAGACCGCTACCCTGATCTGTGAGGGTTGCGCCAATAAAGTTTAATGTTACGAATGGGAGTGCAGAAAGAGGAGTACCGTTTTCTTGCAAAATTATTCCTGTTCCTGGAGATGTACTTTGAATTGAAACCGTACCATTCCCATTATCCAAAAGTGTAAATCCTACAAAATCAAGTGTTCCAAAAGAACCAAAAGGAAGTCCTGAATCCTCAATGTTTATAGATGAATCGCCAATAATGCTATTTGTCGATATTTTTGCTCCATACTTCAAAGCAGGCTCGTAGAATTCAAGCCATTGGTTGTCGATCTGGAACTTGCTAGGTCGAATTGGTAATGGGTTAGGTGCCATAGTGATTATTTGCTAGTTGATAATAGTTTTTTGAGGTTATCTCCTCGTTTTTTTAATTTATCCATTTTATTTTCAACTATTGTCTCGACAATTTCAGCATCTTTTACTCTTTTATCTGCTTGTAGTAATATTTCTTGAGCACTTGCTCGGGCCATATATACTTCTTCTAGGCCCGCTTGCTTTAAGTTTTCAAGTTGTCTTATTTCATTTGATAGTACATTGCGTTCTACCTGCAGTTTTTTGATTTCTTCTGAAATTACCGATGCATATGCATCAAAATCACGTTGCAATTTATCTTTTTTAAGTTGTAATTGTTTTTCAAGATTAAGTTTTTCAGTAGCTATCCGCAAAGATTGTTTGTCATTGCGTTCGCGCAACTGTTCAATCTCTTGTGGATCGAGCATTCTCATATAACTATTCTTGATCTACGAAGTCGCTGTCATCAATTTCTTGATTTTCTTCTTCAATTACTACTTTCTTTTTAGAAGTTTTCTTTGGTTTTTCTTCTACGATTTCCTCTAGGTCTTCAATAGAAACTACAGTATCATCTTTAACTGCTGTAAGAAACTTTTGTGATAGATTTTCAATAATCTTTTGAGAGATAGCGATACCGCTAACCTTCTTTCCCTCTAATAGACTTTGCTGTTCTTCATCGTATTTCTGTGCAAAAAGTTCTCGTTGTGCAGCAGCAATAGCGATTTTGTTAGCGTAAAAATCTTCCAATTTAATAGCTTCTCCAGCTTTGATAATGATTTCTTTACCTCCGATCTTTTCTGTAATATCTTGCTTTGTGATGTTTTTGAAATATTTCATAATGTTATTTTAATAGGTTTTTAATGTTGGGTACTCCTACCCATTCCACCCCCCATAAAGGGAGTGAGTGGATAGATTACTCGATTGAAAGATCTACAATTCCTGACGCTGTGTTAGCAATTGCTGTCTGAACTACTGTACCAAGTACAGGAGTTTCTCCTTCTTCGAATGCTCCTGCTAGAGTAGAACCTGCTCCTACAAGATCTCCTTTTGCAAGTGCTCCGTTAGCGATAACTGCTGCATATCCTTTTGATTGGATAAGAACGTAATCTCCTGCTGCTGCATCATTTTGCAATACTCCGAGGATTTTTCCTGTTGGTACGATTGGAGTGATGATTGCTGCTGCGTAAGGGTTAGCAATAAGAGAAACGGTTGCTGTTGTAGGGATTGCGATAGGCAATTTTTCTACAAGAGTAAGCTCAAGGTCTGATGCTGCATCAGCTGCATTGTGCTTGTCTACATAAAACTGTAGTCCTTTTCCTGTTCCTGTGTTTACAACAAGAGTAGCTCCTTCGAACTGATCTGCTGTTGCTGCTGTTGCTCCAAGAGTAACAACGATTTTGTTTTGTGCTGCGGGTGCAATTTCTGCAACTGCAAGACCTTCAAACGCTGCTACGATAGGTGTAGCTTGTACAGATTGTCCTGCAAGACCTGCTACTGCCATCTTTACAAGGCGGAATACTTTTCCATCTGTTCCTACAGTCTTTACACCTACTTGAGATGTACTTGATTCATTAACATCAAGACGTGCCTGTGGAGAGATGAAAGCTTCTGTTGTGTGGGTTGCTTTTTTGCTCATAGTTTTTATTGATTAAAATTGAATAATTAAACAGTTGTAATATTTACAAGTTTAGAGTGGTCTCGAGGAGCGCGTGTGTACACTTCTCCACCAATAGCTACTTGCATAATAAATCCTGTTGAATTCTTTGGTAATTCCCAAGATGTTGCAGAGAATACCGGTGCGCTTCCTTCTGCGTAGTTTGAATCTTGAATTTGTGATGCTACTGCGGCTGCAGAAGAAAATTCAGGATTAGAACTCATATCTACAGTGTAGAAAGCGATTTCTTTTTCGCGGATGAAGTACAATGTTTCATCTGTTGCGTGTTCGTCTTTGATCATTGGGATACCTGCGTAGTGCAATGTTTCGTAACCAGTACCGTTTGAAAGGCGCATTTCAGTAGTAGTCTTCATAAGACGTTCCTGTGGTTGTAGCAAAGCTTCGTAGAATCCAAAGATTTCTTTGTTTGAATACGCTGCAGAAGGTTTGATTGTGTTACGTTCTGCTCCATTCAATGTTGTACGCATAGCTGCAAGAGTAAGCGCACCACCTGCATCTACTACTGTAGAAGAAAGTGCTACCGGGAAAGATGAACGAGTAAGCCCTCCGTATGTAAGAGAGTTTGTTCCGTCATCTACAATCAATTCAAGTCCTGCAAAGTCTGAACCAGATCCTACTCCGTAAAGCATTTCTCCGATTTCGTCTGCAAAGTCTTGTAGTGATGATTCTACCTCTACTGATGCCAAGTTAAGGAACTTATCTTCTTGCATAGAAGAATCGTTTACCATCAAGCGACCAAGTGGAATAGAAATTGCCTTTGATCGGAATGTTGGTTCGAACTTCATATGAAGACGAGTAAGGTCAGGGTTAGAATCAAGAGGAACAACATCGTTGATACCGTAACCTGTTGAGTTCTTTCCTTTTTGTACTTTGATAGCAGATTTCATTTCTTCTCCGCTCCATTTTGATGCATTTTTTGCAAGTGCCATAAACAATGGGTTCTCATCAAGAACACCATCGATAACCTTAGGCAAGAACATTTCTCGTGTTGTGTTTGTTACTTTTGTTAAAAAGTCCATAAGCTATATAATAAAATTACTATTTAATAAATTTCTTGAAATTTGCGAGTGGGCCCTTATAGTTTTTCCAAGCTTCCTTATCGAAAGCTGTATCACTAGCAGGGGTTGTAGTAGATTGTGATGATACAAGAGATGCTTTTTCTTTTTTAGATGCTGCTTCCTGTACCTTTTTTGCTTGCTTTACTTCGTTGAGTAATTTATGAGCTACTTTAAAATCGAGTAGGTATCCGTCGCTTGCGTTTTCTTTTGCAAACTTTAATACTTCATCTCTGTCAAATTTTAATCCTTCGTCTTCCATTTCAGAAAACTTTGAATCAATCGCTTGTTGATAACTATCAACTTGTGATTTTTGTTGTTGTTCAGATTTGAGTAATTCTTCCAATAGTTCTTTTTTAGTAAGCTCTTTTTCCTGTGAGATCATCTCTTTCATATACTCATAGAAAGCCTTTGCATTGTCATCATCTCCTACCACTTCTTTAAATCTCGGGTCGAGTTCGTCAGTTTTAGAAACTTGTAAAGCTTCGAAAGCTTTCATCATTGCCGATAATTGGCTACGATCAGCTTCTCGCTCGTCTCGAATTTCTTGTAATGTTTTGCTGAGCGTTTTGTTTTGAGAGATTATCTCTTTCCAACGTGGATGCTCGTGAAAAGGTACTTCTTTTTCTTCTCCATCAGTATTTTCTTCTTCCCCCTGATGCGATGGGTCAAGTTCCTCTGATTTGTTTTCGGTTGCCGAATCCGCGGTGGTTACATCTCCACTCTCTGTGATTTCTACTGCTTCAGCAGGAATCCCAGATTGCGACAAAGTATTTTCAATGGTCATATTATATCAAAATTAAATTATATTATCAAACGACTGTTCTAATAATGCCTCGGTTTGCGTTCCAGGCGAGACTTCCCCTCCTGATCCACCCGAAGTAATAACTTCTTCACTCATAACTTCTTGCTGTTGTGTTGGTTCAATTTCCAATATATCCCTCATATACGCCATGGTGTCTGATTTAGATAATAAGAGCCTTCTGGCGCGTTCCCTAGGGTCTGCATCATCTAGCCTTTCAAACAGCGTTAGCGGGTCAATTAAGCCTGCCTGCGCGAGTTCTATAGCTTCATTGCGTTTCGTCATTGGGTCTTTAGGCATCATTGAGCCATTCTTTACCGATACGTTGAAACAGATAGGCATATCTGACTGTGCATTTCTTTCCAAAAGAGCCATAAGTTCTTGAGTGTCTTCTACCCCAAGATGTTTTTCGTAGTTCTTCTGTTCGTAGTAAACGAATACCATTTGTACCCAGTAATTGAATATCTTATCCGCAAATTGTTCTAGTCTTGATGTTATCGTCCCCCCAATTCTTGATGAATCAGCTTCTCGATTCAGTATTTTTCCTCGAACTGTATTTTCTTTCTGTAGTCCAGATGATCCAAGCCCTGCTGTACCGAATGAATTGCGCAATTGATTTCGCATATCTTCTAGGTTTCGGTATACATCTCCATTTAGTGGTGGTGGTGCGAAGTTTGCTACACCGTCTCGAGGGTTTTGTACTGATTCTGGAAACCACATTGCTTTCCCTGCGCGCATATTTCTATATGCTTCTGCCGCTTGTTCTTTACTTAGAACTGCTCCACCGAACGCAATACTATTGTTCATCTTCATTACGTTATCCTCTATTTGATATTGACGACGATCGATTGTATCCTGTTTCAAAATGTTCTGTTCAAATGGGCCTGTATCATCGTATGGATGAAGTCCTAGATTGAATACTGAAAAGAAAATGTAAGGCATCTCTGGAACTGCAAAATGATTGATTCCTTTTTCTTCTTCAAAAATAGTAATACCGTCTTCTGTTTCTTCTTCGTTTTCTATAATGTCAAAGTTATAGTGTGGATTTCTCATTCTTGCTAGTGTCTTCCCATCCATAGACCAGAACACCATCTCTTTCGTCCAAAATTCTTGAACCATAATCTTTGTTCCGTCTTTTCCTTTTTCATCAATCAGGGCAATAGCTGTATTTCGTTTCTTGTCTGCCTTTCGTACAATGTTTTTTAATACTTCTGATTTAATGACACGATTTTCTCCGATATATTCTCCTGTGTAATAACCATTCTCGTCAATCGTTGCGTTCTTATCTAGGATTAAGCTTTGCACACGCACTACTCGTGTTTCAATTTCGTCACGTTCTGAATCCCATCCGATCTTTACTGCTCCAAGTTTTGCGGTGAGCCAGTTTCGTGCAACGCTTTTTAGTTTTTGCTGTAGCACCTGTGAATCGTTTAGATTTTCAAGAATAGTCCGGATATACTTTGATGCATTGATATATTCTTTTTCGTTTACGCTGAAAACAACAGGATCAGGATTTGTCGCTGTTGCTTGTGGCAAAAATGTTTCTGTAGCTTCAAATAATATGTTATCTACAACAGGCTGATCGATAAGTGCGTAATTGTAATTATCACGCAATCCTTTCCAATACATCTCTGCACGCTTTGCTTCTTCATCTCGGTCTTTTTTATAACCTGTATATTCGGTAGTCCATTCTTTTACAATTACATCCAAGTCTTTGTTATCAGTCTTGAAAGTAATAAGCTGTTGTGATTTAAAATTCTTGAGTTCGCCACGTTCAATTTTTTCTTTTTCTGATATTCCTTTGTCTTTTGTTTGTGAAAAACTCGGATAGAGTGTAGTCATATTGCAATATTGATTACACAAAAGATTTCCGAGTATCTAATGCATAGTAATTATAACATATTTATAATTTAAATGAAAGCACCAACAAAGTTATTACCGTCATCATCTTGAATTCTTTTTATATTGAATTTAATTTCTGGTGCTCCCCCTACGAATCCTCCAGGTTCAGTACCGAATCGTGTAAGCCCTGCCCTGAAATATACATCAGCGTGTACCCAGTGATCAGCGCCGTTTCGTTTCCAACGCCCTACCTTTACCCCAAGTCTGTTTTCTTCTTCTTCCTTGTAAATGTTAGTCCAATGCAATGCAAATTCTTTCCAGTCTGATGTAGTTCCCATAAGTGGCATACGATTTCCAAAAGTGTATTCCGTAATCAAGAAGTCAATCATCTTATTTCGTTGAATTTTCAAAGTATTTTCTGATGTTGAGAATTTTACAATCTCTTCGCTTTTCCTGTCTTCATCGTAATATGCAAAGAATATCCTGCCTTTATATTTTTCTGCAAGCTCTCTAGGCTTTTGTAGATCTCCATTCGCATCGAATACGGCAATTGCATCAGGGTATTTATTCATCAACTCTTCGAACGTATCATATCCTTTCTCGCTCCAATAAAAGAACTTTCCGTTTTTATTTCCTACTACTCCGTATGTTGTAAGTCCGGTATCTACTCCAATGACTGTTCTTGTACGCATTTGGTTTATAACACCAGTAACGTTTTGTAAGATAATTTCTTTTGATACGATCTTATCACTATCTCGATAAGGAAGTCCTAGCACTTTGGTTGTAAAAAACTCTTTATCCTTTGTATCGTGAAGGTTTATTATATACTCCGCAGACTTTCTAGGATTGAGCATCAAAGGCATCCAGTAACCAGAATATGGATATTTCTTTACGTTCTCTCGCCCTTTGCGTGGCATCCATATTCCTTTTCGCCGATCATCGTCATAAATTTCTCCATTGCAATATTTGCAGACATAGATTTTCTTTTCCATATCGAAACTATCGGGCCAAGAAAGGAATTGTTTCTTTTCACAATGCGAGCATCCAATAATCCAATGCTTTTGATCGGACATTTCCCATTTTGCATCTACTCCAACTCCTGGAAAGCTAGGGTGGGAAAAGTACCACTCATAGTTACCTATTTCTGGGTCTACCAACGTAGAAGCCTGCAAACGTGAGATATATTGATCTACAACAGGCATATTCGATGCATCTAGCTCGTCGTGTACGTTCAGATCAGAAGATACCGAGATAGCATCCTTTTCTTGAAACGTACCTCGGAACTTTAGCATTGACTGTCCTCCTCTATCATTTGAAATAATCTTTTGCTCAATTGAATCCTTGTCTTCGGTAAGCTTTTGGATTTCTTTATTCATCGAAATGATACGATTAAACTTATCCGATACAATGTTCTTTACGTCTGTTTTTGTCGGGAGCGTGTAAATAATATCAGCACCATACTTCTTGGCAAAAAAAACAGTCTTCAAAAAGGTTGTAACCGTCATACCTACCTGCGCTGCTTTTATGTACACCTGCTTTGGCGACATATCCATTAAAGGCATCAAAAGGTATTTATAATCCTCGAACGAATAAGGAACACCGTTTTCAGTGTTTATTCCATTACCTATTATCCATTTGTATATTTCAGGATCGATATATTTTCTCCACATAAAATTCGTTAGGATCATTAGTCCAAAAAATTAGGATTGCCCCGTCGTTCGTGGTTTCAATACTTTTGATTTCAAATTCATCTCCACGAAAATCGTGGCCCTTATAGAATTCATTAAAAATCTCGTAAAGTTTATAGTTTGATACTCTTGTAAATTTAATCTTTTTCATACGGAACTAGACCTTCTGCTTTGAATACGTCATCTCCGAGTTTCATTAAAACGTTTCTTTGTGCTTCTGATAAATCAGCTCGACCTGCTATGTTTGGTGTTTTGTCATTAAAATCAACTTCTGTGGTTTGTCTTGGTTTTCCATATACTCGGTCATTTAGGTCTTGGAAAAACCTGTAATCTCCTCCTTTTGCTCGCTTGAAACCCTCGATAAGCATTTCTTGTTCTTCTTGCTCAAGAGTTTTTCCATTTTCTTCTGCAAATTTATCAAGTGCTTTGTAAAATTTTGTTGCAAAGTTTAATACACCCTTTGGGCGACCGTTTGGATTAGGAGTACCTGAAATAAGACGTCCATTTTCATCACGAATTACTTCGCCACCTTTTTCATTATAATAAACTGTAGTATTTTCTTGTTTTTCTCTTGTTTTTTCTAGGATAGTATCATCATCAGATTGCTCTGTAACGCTCTGTGTGCCCTCCTGTGGCGTGTTATCGCTAGGAGTGGTACTTTGGTCTATTCCTTTGTTTTCTGTGTCGTTTTCCATATAATTTCTTCTCCATTAAGTTTAATATTTTCATTCCCTGTGTAATCAACATAGCGTTGAACGATCACGTCTACATATTTAGGGTCTAGTTCCATACCGTAACAAATGCGACCTGTTTTTTCTGCTGCTATTAGTGTGCTTCCACTTCCTAGAAATAAGTCCATCACAATATCTTCATTCTTACTAGAGTTTTTGATTGCCCTTTGTATTAGGTTTACTGGTTTTTGGGTAGGGTGTCCTACTGCTTCATTTGCATTTTTGCTTCCCATAAAATTCCTCACACTGTCCTCATTCCAAACATCTACATCTTTATCTATTTTATAGAAAGAACCGCTACCTGCGAAAAGTATATCTTCGTGCATCCTGTTATAGAGTTTTCCTTGACCATAAAGGTTCTTCACCCAGACTATCTTTTCATATAATTCAAGCCCGAGCTTCTCTATCTCCAAGTGAAAGAACGATAAACATCTAAAATTGCCACAAATATACCAGTTTTCCTTTTTAGAAAAGGTATACATATTTGTAACAGCATCTACAAAAACTTGTTTGAAATTATCATCATCGTTCTTTATATCAAAGTTCATTCCATAAGGCGGGTCGGTAAATACCATATCCGCCTTCTGTCCATCCATAAGTTTCTCCACATCATCAACTTTTGTACTATCCCCACAAAGCACCCTATGTCTACCTAATTCATATAAATCCCCCATCTTACTCTTAGGTTCTTCTGGTGTTTCAGGCACTTCGTCATCTTTTTCTTCTGGCTCAATAATCAAATCCTTTTCAAATCCTGTAAGATCAATCATTATTTCTGGCAATTCTTTCAGTTCTTGAATAACGAGCTCCATATCCCAGTCGGTTTCATTCAATTTGTTATCTGCAAGACGATATGCTTTTGCTTGGTCTTCGGTAAGATCAACTACTTTTATATTTTCAAGTATTTGTTCTTCACTCCACCCTAAATGCTTTAGCGCTTCATACCTTCCATGGCCCACAATAATAACGCCATCTTTATCTACTACGATAGGTTGGTTCATTCCAAATTCTTTTATAGAATTTGCAACTTGTTCAATTTGTTTTTTTGGGTGCTTTTTGGCATTTTTCCCATATGGTTTTATTTGCATAGTTTTAATTCAAATACTCACAACAATCTTCGCACTCCCAGTAACCTTTTAAGTTATTACTCTTTTTTATATTCGAGTACAAAGGCGTTTTTGTTTTGTTACAAGTATCACAGTTCATAATTTATCTTTTAAAATGTTCATAATGGTTCAGGTCTTTCAAATCCATTTCCGGCATAATCCAACCAGAATAGGGTAATGCTTTCAATAAGTGATCGGTATGTAATCTTTCTACCTTTCCAAATTCAAACCAAAACATAGGCTGATAGGGCTGTAGTAATTCTCGAAGTTGTGTTTTTCCTAGTTCATCATTATCCCGGGCATCTATAACGTGGCTTTTTTGGCATCGAGAGCATACATAGCGCATTTTACCCATCTCTTCTTTTACCAATGCGTAACGGTGGTGTATGTTTTCCCTGCAATATAACATCATAGTGATGCGAGAATGTGATCTTGGTGGATAAATTCATATATTTCTCCATTGTTTTCCACAGTATCTGAATTATATGCTTTAAAAATTACTTTATCTCCTACTTCAATGCGTGTTACGTTATCGCCCACTTGGATCACAGTACCTACTTCTTTTTTTGTTCCGTTCATTGCTGATTGGATCTGAAAGCCGGTATCTGTTTCTGATTCTTTCTTTTCGGCTGTTAGTACAACCATATTTCCATCAATTTTTTTAAACATATTATCTTTTATTTAGCATTCTTAGTATGTTGTCCTCGACCGTTGTGTCTTCAATAAATCCTCCTTTTTCTGATTCTGGCTTGTTTTTCATTTCAAAATCTACAATCTTGCGTGATATGATTTCTCGGTTATAGGTAACAAGATAGAAAAGTGAAGTGTAAAGTACAGCGCAAAAAATCATTCCTAGTATAAAAAATAGAAATGACATATTATTTTTCCTCTTCTTCAATTTTAACTTCGATGAATTGAGGTACAGGAATCCACTGAATAAAAACTTTGTTACTTGTTTGAAAGTCAATTAGCACTTTTGTTAGTTGATCGATAAGTTCTTTTTGTTTTTCTCCTGTTACGATTGTTGGTTTTTCTTTTTCAGACATATTTTAAATAAATTATTTTTGAATAATAAAAGCATTATATCATATTTACTTGCAAAACAAAATAGACAAGGTAATATAAAAGGGCGTTAATTCGCAAATTATTAACCTAGTATTCAGTAATGGGGCGATGTCTTACTAGGTCGTCGCTCTATTACTGAAAAAATAATATGGAGAGAATAGATTTCAAAAAAGAAAACATACCTTTTACGCAGGTATCTAATTCGGTATTGAATGATAAAAACCTATCTGCAAAAGCAAAAGGTTTGTATGCTTATTTGTATTCAAAACCAGATGGGTGGGATTTTGCTATTGATAGGATCAAGAAAGATTTTTCAGATGGCAGGCTATCCATCAACAATGGATTGCAAGAGCTAGAGCAAAATGGTTATTTGTACAGACAAAGAAAAGAGACAGGAAGAGTGGTGTATTTATTGAAAAACCAAATGTCGAAAATCGACATCGGGGAACAAGAGCCAAATGTCGAAAACCGCAAAGTGCGAAAACCGCAAAGTGCGAAAACCGACACAATAAGTAATAAAGAGATTAAAGTAATAAAGAGTAATAGTAATAAAGACATACTGTTCGATCAATTTTGGTCTATTTATCCTGTAAAAAAGGTAAAGAAAACCGCAGAGCAGAAGTGGAGTAAACTGAATGATGATGCTAAAAAAGCTATCCTTCAAGATATACCTAAAAGAATTCAGAATGATGATTCCTGGATCAGGGGATTCATTCCACACCCGACAACATATTTAAATCAGGAACGTTGGAATGATGAAATTACTACTCGAAGCACTAACTCACATAAAATATATGTCGCAGAATAAATACTTTTACGTTATTACGAACGACAAACAAATATTTGAAATACCGTATACGTTCGAGAGAATATCCAAGGCAGTTAGGGCAATGAAAGAAAAAGAGATATTTACAATCAAAGACACAGGTATGATTATAAATGGAGCGTACATAATGAAAATACTCGATACTAACCAATATTCAAATTATATTAAAATCATAAACCCTACACGATACATAAAAGACGGAACGTGGTATGATGGGAAAGAAAACAGGGCAATATCTCACGAGCCTTGGAAAGAAGAACAAATCAAAAACAATTTATTTATTGAAGAAGAAAAACAAAAAATGACCGATGAGGACAGAGAAAAAGCAAACGAAGCGCGCGAACGTATCAATCAGGAATTATTAGCAATGGGTATTTTAAAATAAATTATGAAACAAAGAATAAAAGTAATTTACAATGGTAAAGAAATGTATTTTCATTATCCGCCTACTTATGGAGAGTGGTATTCTGTTATGACTGAAAGGCTTTCAAAAAAATCAAGAAATCAAAAAATAAACAATTTTAATATAAAATATATTTTATTAAAATTTAATATTGTTTTTTATAAATTAAAAAATTTATTTATAAAACTGAAAAACACAATAAGACAAAAATTATTAAAAATTCTATACAATAAATTTCCTTATTTATACAACAGTTATATAAAAAGAATTTGGATAAAAAATATTATTAAAAGCAATTATTAAAATAAACATATGGAAAATATTAAATTCAACAAAGATGCACGAAAAAGTATCAAAAAAGGAATCGATACAGTAGCTGATGCGGTAAAAATAACAATTGGGCCCTATGGCCGTAATGCAGCGCTATATGATAGTTTATTTCAACCTATCGTAACAAACGACGGAGTATCTATTTCACGATCAATAATCTTGGAAGATCCTTTTGAAGATATTGGTGCTGCTTTTATAAAAGAAGTAGGAGAAAAAACAAACGAACAAGCGGGAGATGGTACTACAACATCAATGGTTCTAACGCAAAAATTAGTAGATATTGGATTAAAAAAAGTTGAAAATATCTTTTTCAATATCAATGTTATTGATTTCAAGAAAGGAATGGAAGCTTCTGTTTTGGAAGTAACAAAAAAACTAAAAGAGCGCGCGCGTTCAATAGATTCTTTTTCTGATTTAAAAAACATTGCTACTATTTCTGCGGAATCAGAAGATATGGGGTTCATTGTTGCATCTGCGGTAGATATTGTAGGTGCAGATGGAGTGGTTACCGTAGAGGAATCACAAGAAGAAGGATTAAATTATAAAATCATTGACGGTCTTACTTTTGAATCAGGGTATGTATCTCCCTATATGGTAAATGATACGCAAAAAATGCAGGCCGTATATACAGATGTTCATTGCCTTTGCTATATGGGAATGCTCAATAACGTGAAAGATATTTTGCCATTAGTAGAAAAAATGATGAAAGAAAAAAAGAACGAATTGGTTATCTTTTCAATGGGTGCAGATGGGGAAGCATTAGCATCATTGATTGTAAATAATAAAAAAGGAACTTTTAAATCTTTAGTTATTAAAGCTCCTGGATATTTTGATGCAGACGATCGACTAGAAGATATTGCATATTATACAGGCGCTACTCTTATCGACGATGACCTCGGAACAAGTTTGAAAGATGCGCAGGTTTCTGATTTAGGACATATTGAAAAAATTATTGCATCAAAAAATAAAACAACAATTATTTGTAAAGAAAATACTAAAACAACTGAAAGAATTGAAGAGCTAAAAGCTCTCAAGGAAACTACTACTGATAAATTACAACAACAACGATACCAGAATCGTATTGCTTCATTGTCCGGGCAAATTGGTATTGTATCTGTAGGGGCATCAACTGAAAAACAAATGAATTATTTAAAACTCAAACTTGAAGATACAATCAATGCAACACAAGCGGCACTACAAGAAGGAATAGTGCGAGGTGGTGGGCTAGAGCTTTTAAATATCGGTAAAGATATAAAAAACAAATACCCTAACGGATCACTTTCATTTATTCAAGGATGGAAAACTGTAGCGGAAGCTTGCGAAGCACCTCATAAACAAATCTGTAAAAATGCAGGAGGAAAGCTAGATATACCAGACGAAGTTATTGACCCTGTAAAAGTGACACGTTGTGCGATTACTAATGCAGTATCAGCAACGGCAACGCTTTTGACAACAGATGTAGCTGTAATTCTAAAAAAATAATTCTAAAAAGCGTCACGAAAGTGGCGTTTTTTGTTTTTAGAGTTATCCACAGAACCCCCTTTGCATAAAAACAAAAAGGGGGTTATAATATTTATATCCAAGAGTAGTCAGCTCTTGCATTACTAACCAATAAACTCGGAATATGAAAATATTTATAGACGTATTACTCGGAATAATAACATTTGCAGGATTTTACTTCTTCGCAGTTGTTTTAGCATTAGCATAATTATGAAACGTTCAGAAATCAAAGACTTGCTCAATCTTCTCAAACAATTTGGAGAAGAAGAAACCAAAGACCAAGAAGAACTATCTATTATTCAATCAGCTTACGATCTTGTAGAAAATAGCTCTATCGAATTTGACAACCTTGTATCAGAATCTATCGCAGACGATGTAGAAGATCCATACAACGAAGAAGAACGAGATTATTTAGAGCGCGAATAACTATATGACTGAAAACACACTTACAATTACCGAAGTTAAAAAGGAACTAGGTCAATTTATTGGAAACAAAGAAAACCTACAGACATTACTTGCAACAACATTCAAAGGGCTTACACAGCCACTTGCCGAACAGGCAATGCTTGAAGGAATGATCCGGGGATTCGATATCAAAAACTTTCTTGAAAAAGATGTATACGCTACACCATTTAAAGATTCATACGCTCTTGTAACGTCAATCGGTTACTCTCGCAAAATTGGTATGCGAAGCGGACAGGTAGGAAAGTCAGAGCCACGTTTTGAATTAGATACAAATGGAAACGTACTATCTTGCTCAATTACAGTAAAGCGAAAAGTTGGAGATTATGTAGGAGATTATTCATCACTTGTTTTTTTCAAAGAATATACTACAGGTAAAAACTTGTGGGCATCAAAACCAATGACAATGATTGCAAAAGTTGCAGAAATGCACGCATTGCGTATGGCTTTCCCAGAAGAACTATCGCAGGCATATATCGAAGAAGAATATCAACAAGATGTTATTGAGATTACTCCTGGGAAACCGGATCTTGAAAAAGTAAAAGAAGACCTTGCAAAAATCAAAGACCTTGAAGCCTTGCGACAATACTATTCTAAAAACAGCGGAAAAGGTAAAGAAGTTGCAAAGCTTATAACAGAACATTCTGAACGATTGAAACAAGACCAAGTTTCAGAATTAGACGACATAAACCCAGAAGATTACCCATTCCCAGAAGAATAATATGACTACATTTCACACAATGGAACAAGGAAGTCAGGAATGGCTCGACATACGAACAGAAAATCCTTTCACAGCATCAGAAGCACAAGCTATTGCTACAGGAGGGGCAGGACTTGAAACGCTCATTGTAAAAAAACTATCTGAAAAATATTCAAAGCAAAAAGAAAGTTTTTCAAATGCACATACAGATCGTGGAAAAGAACTAGAGCCTGTTGCTCGAACGCTTTACTCGCTTATTACAGGCAACGACGTACAAGAAATTGGATTTATAACCAATAAAAAGTACGAAAAAGCAGGGTGTAGCCCAGATGGACTTGTAGGCGATGATGGTATGGTAGAAATAAAATGTTTTGAAGATAAAAAACACTTCTTGAATATCATCAAATTAAAAATTGAAAGTCAGTATCAATGGCAAATGCAATTTCAAATGCTGATTGCCGAAAGAAACTGGAATGACTTTGTTGTATACAATCCGAACTTTGAAAAAGAAATATTGATACAACGAGTAGAAAAAGACGAAGTAGCACATCAGAAACTTATCACTGGACTTGCTATAGGGATCAAAAAATACAAAGAAATGGAAGCCGATTATTTAAAAGCAATTAGTTAAAATATTTATTTATGGAAAACATCACAAACCAAGTAATATCATTCGATTATAACAAAGAGCAACTCGAAGCTCTCAAAAATCAATTCTCGATCGTAGACCGAGAAAGCAAAGCGAGATTTTGAAGAAGTACAAGCTCGAAAAGAAGCACAAGAAAAAGCCGAAGCAGAAAACAAAGCTCGAATTGAAGCACAGTTAAAAGCACAAGCAGAAGCAAAAGAACAGGAGCAAAAAGCAAAACTTCTAGCAGACGAAAAATATCAAGCGTGGCTATCAGAGAATAATTACAACGACGCAACGGATAGAACAGTCGAGAAAGATGGAACAGTACGACTTTATCGTCTGGTTGCAGAGTTCACAAAATAATGGAAAAAGAAATTCAAAACCTATTCTATCTCGATCGAGATACCAACATAGAAAAACTAGCAGAAAGTATTTTGCAAAATAAAAGAAATACATTGCTAAAATTTCTAAAGCACCATCAAGATGTTTTACAAGAGAGAGAAGCAGGCGAATTCTTTCCCATAGAAGACAGTATAAAAATCAAGGACAAAAGCATCGACAAAATGATTACGTTCTACAAGTCAGCGGTTGTGCAATACTACATACGACAAGAATACGACGTATGGGAAGAAAAACTCACACCAGAACAGCTAGAACGTGGCGACAAGGAAATGAAAGAAAAGATTGGATATATACTTTATGGGATAGACGGAAAGCCAACAGGAAAAGTAAACAGCGTGACAGCCTTCAAGCAACTGAAAGAAATGAATACATTTCTCAAGCAAATCGAAGAAGTATGTTTTAAAGACAATGGCTATATGTTCCCTGACAGTAAACACTTCAATACCTTGAAAGATGCCAAAGGACTTGGGCCTGCAAAATTACAAATAATGTACGAGCTAAAAACTTGGTACGATAATCAATTCGCAAATATATGATCGAAATCACAGGAGTACAAATCAAAACAACCAGAAAAGGAGATCCATACAAAGCGCTCTCACTAGCAAACGGAAAGACAGTATCTATGTGGTGCGATGATCCAGACTACGATGTGGCTCGGCAAGGGGTCGTACTCGAGCGAGAAATCGAGCAAAGTGGTCAATACTGGAACTTAGTACCCCAAGGATCGGAAACAGTACAAAAACCAGACCCTGCAATACTAGAAGGCAATCAGCTAAACTCAATCTGGTGGCTACTTACAAAAATTGCAGACAAGCTAGAGATTGAGTACGAAGAGAAAAACGAAGTAAAACAAATTCAAGAAAAATACGACACTATTATTTACCCAGAAAATATACCATTCTAGTATGAAGAAATTAAAACAAAAAAAAGTGTTTGCAGGAGGTAAATACTACCCAATGGAAGAAGCAATGTTAGTCTATAAAGAAGTCAGTAAATTATTCGGATCTATGGGCGGAAGGCCAAAATCATAATATGGAAGAAAAAATTGACGATCAAATAATTGTACAAACTATTCTGTACACAATGTTAGAAAAACTAGGAAACAATCCTCAAGCAATGCCATTAATGGAAGAAATAAAACTTAGGCTAGAATTATCTCATACAACAAGCCTAGATTACACAAAATCATTATTCACAAGGTTATCTACAGAAGATAGAATAAATGTTTTTCAGGCAATAAAAACACCTACAATAAAAACTATTCTAAATTCTACATTTCGATGAAACATTCTAAAAAAACAATTGAAGAAGAATACACTTTATTAGTAGAAAAACAGGCAAAAAAGAAAAACAATAATGTATATACAGGTTGTCAGGCAGTCGTAGCATTAATGTTAGAAAAACCAGAAAAGATATGGTGGTGGTCGTGGGAATTTGTCGGGAAGACAACCAAAGAAGGAGAGTTTTTATCACATAGAGCACCTGCGCGCGCATCTGATCTTGCAATACATTATCCGGACATTGTAGAAGACCGAAAAATAGGAAGATTTAGCGTTTACCGATTGAAAACTGAAAACACCAAAGCGATCAATAATATGCTAAAATAAATCTATGAACCAACACCAATTCAACCAAGCCAGAGCACAGCTCTTCAAAGACAAAGCAGAACGTGAAGCAAGACAGTTTTTAGGATTTATGTATTCAAACTAGCACATTAAAAACCATAGAGTTTAGAACAGCCGAGTGGCGGAAAAGGTAAACGCTAGTGCCCCCGAGTGGTGCGATACCTGCAGGGTCTTATCCATATGCAAGGTGCAAATCTCTTGCCCCCTGTGCCTAGTGTATGTTGAATAATTACTAGATAGCAAATAACTTTATGAGAGAAATTAAATTTAGAGGAATAGTAAAATACAATGGAAATCATTTATTCAGTGGAAACTGGGTGG